ATGGCCGCCGCCCCGCCCGGCGACACCCCCCATGCGCCCCCAGCGCCCGCCGCCGTCATCCCGCCCGCCGCCGTGCTCAGGGCGCCTGGCGCCGCCGCCCCGGCCATCCCCGCGCCGAAACCCGCTCCCCCGGCCACCGCCGCTCCGGAGCCGGCCAGGCCCCAGGACCCAGCCGCCCCGGCATCCGCCGCTCCGGCTCCGCCCTGCATCGCCTCCTGGCGACCACCCGGCGCCGCGCCCTCCGCGTTCCCGCCGCGCGCCCGCGTCTCCATGGCCCGCATCCCGGCCTGTGCCGCCTCGGCCCGCCAGGCCCGCACCTCCGCGAGTGCCGCCGCCATCGCCGCCGCGCCCTCATCCCCGCCGGACGCCGCCCGCGCCGCCCGCGACCACGCCCCGCCCGGCACGTCCCCGGCCGCGCTCTCCTGGCCCGCCGCCGGCGCCACCGTGACCGGCCGCACCTCGGCCACCGGCGCCGCCGCGCCCCGCGTCCATCCCGAGTCCCGCCCGGCCGCGTCCCGCCGCCGCGCATCCCGGCCCGGCACCCGCGCCGCGTCTCGCCCGAAATCCAGCCCCGGATCCCGTCCCGGATCCCGTCCCTGGACGCCGCGCTCCGCCCCGCCAGCCCCGCGCCCCTCGGCACCGCGTCCCGCGGCGTCCCGCCCGGCGCGCAACCGCCGCATCCCGTCCGTGCTCGCCGCCATCGCCGCGTCCAGCGCCATCAGCTCCCGCCGCGCCGCCGCCACGCCCTCGGCGATCCCGTCATCCAGCGCCAGCGAGATCCCGATCTCATACGCCTCGATCATTCCCGCCCCGCTTTCCGCCGCACGGTCACACCCGCGCCCAAACCCGCCGCCTCCGAGAGCGCCGCGCCCAGCGCCGCCCCCACCAGCGCCGCCGCCGCGCCGCCTTCCGCCACCGCCACCGCCCCGAGCACCGGACGCGGCGCCATCCCCGCCGCCCCCAGCTCACGCGCCACCAGCGCATCCCCCCGGCCGGCCACCGTCACGCCGCCATCCGCCCGGGCGACGCGGCGCACCCGCGCCCCATCCACCCCGGCCTCCGCCAGCCGCGCCTGCGCCGCCCCGGCCAGATGCTCCCCGGCCGCCCGCAACCCCGCCTGCGCCGCGCCGCCCAGATCGAGCCGCTCCAGCCACGCCGCGCCCTGCAATGGCGTCATGCCCATGCCGGCCTCATTCCTTCCGCACCCAGCGCCGCGCCTGCCAGTCGAACGTGCCGCCATCCAGCGACCCGAACGCCACCACCCAGGCCAGCCGCTCCTCCGGTTCCAGCGCGAACGCCACGTCGAACGGCACCCCGTTCCTGACCAGGTAAAGACAGTCCACCAGATCGGGGTGCCGGCTCAGTTTCCCGCCGGATCTCCGGCAACAACCGCCGCCGCCCGCAACGAGGCCGCCGCCCCCGCCACCGCCGCGATCCCGGCATCCCCAAGCCGCGACACCAGCGCCTCCACCTGCGCCTCATTCCCCGGAAACGGCACCGGCACCGCATCGATCGAGCACACCGACGCCGCCAGCATCGCCATCCCGAGATACGGCTCGTTCTCCGCCAGAACAGCCCCCACGGCCTTGAACAGCCGCAACCGGTCGAGCGCATTCAGCTTCCGCACGACAAGCGAACGCCCGTCGCGATCCGTCACCGTCACCGTCGCCGCCGCGGCGGCCACGATGCGCGCGCTTGCTGTTTCCATGGAGTGTCCTTGTTCAACACGGAGTACAGGGAAAGGGGAAAGCCAGGGCTCTGCCCTGGACCCGCCGGGGGCGAGCGCCCCCGGACCCGCATAAGTTTAAGGTTTCCACAGGCCCCCGGCCTTTGGCGGGAGTGCAGAGGGCGGAGCCCTCTGCGAAGGCGCGCGGAGCCAGGCCCCGCGCCGTGCGTCAGATCCGCTGCCGCCGGGAGGCGAAGAATTCCAGCTTCTGCTTAACGCTGCTATCCCCCTTCCAGGTGCCCGCATTGGTGAGCTTAAAAACAACCCCGCTGTACTGATAAGTCGAGGTAGACCCATCCACCTCCGTCACGTACTGGTACAGCGTCCCCGCCGGCACGGAGCCGTTGGTCAGAAACGCCTGTTCCGCGCTGGAGATGAAATCATCAACGGCGCTGGACCCGCGCTCCACCTCGAAGCTGCCCTCCCAGCCTTTCGGCAGTTCGGCGGCCATCTGCACGCCGTCCAGCCGGTCCACCCGCACGGGCTGGGTGATCTGCCGGCTTTCGAAGCTGGTGACATGCGTCAGGTCCACCCGCCCGGCCGGCCCCATGACGACGACCTGGCAGTCGCGTCCCACGGAGAATGTATTGATCGGCATTCCCGCCTGTCCCTATCAGAGAAATTGCAAAACCATCACGACGGGAAACCTCAGGCCTGGCCGCCCGGCAAGGTCTGCCGCGCCACCTGCACCGTCTGCCCGCCTTCCAGGTTCACGATGAATTTCTCGTTGATCCCCTGGAACTGCACCTGCGCGTCGGACTGCACATAGCCGAGGCTGGTGCGGCTCGCCGGATTGTTGGAGGCATCGCAGATCACGGCGAACGGCACGCTGCCATCCACGCTGCCCAGAATCCCCTGCGCCAGCAGCGCCTGCAGGAAGGAAAGCTGCGTCGCCCGCACCCGCTGGAGCAGAGCGGCATTGATCACCTGGCCGACATACAGCCCCATCCCCGCCGCGAGCGTCGCCGCGATGTAGTTGGTCAGCCGCGTATAATTGTCGCCATTGGTGGCGGGGTTGGATGAGGCATTATGCCCGCACCGCACGCCCCAGAACGCGCCGCCCGGCTGCGGATTGGCGATGACGTCGATCCCCGCCTGGAACAGCGTCCCCAGTTCCGCCGCCGAATAGCTCGCGACCTGCCCGCTGCCCGGCGCCCCCGCCTTCTGGCTGCCGACCACGCCATAAAGCGGCTTGTTCAGCGAGGATTGCTCCGGCGACAAATTGGCCAGCCGCCCGGCGACAAAGCCCTGCGGCGACACCAGCCGCAACACCCCGTTCGTCCGGTCGCTCCAGTAGATCCAGTCGCCGAACATCAGCTTGGCGGCATAGGTATCCAGCCCCGCCGCCTGCTTCGCCGCGACCGCGCCGGAGATCGTATCCCCCGCCGGCCCGGTCAGGATCATATAGACGCCCTCGCCAAGGCCGAACTGCGCCTGCGTGGTCCACTGCGTGCTGTCATCGGTATCGGCGAGCAGCCCGATCGAGCACCCCTGACCGCGCAGCGCATAAAGCCCGGTGCGCGGCAGCGTATCCTGCCCCACCAGCATCGCGGCGGTCACACCCGCGCCATCCGTGCCGCCAAGCAAGGTCTGCGCGTTAACGGCGGCCGGCACGGTGCCGGTCGCGGCGCCGAGCGAGGCCACCACAAGCTGCGACGGCCCCCGCAGCGGCCCGGTGCCGGCATTCACCGCCGCCACCAGGTTCTGCCAGAACACGGCAGGCGAGGGCGCGGCGATGTTGTCGAACACCTCTGGCAGCTGCCCCGGCAGCCCGATGGTGAGCCGCCAGCTCCCCGACGCCGACCCGGCGCCGAGCCACACCGTCACCCGGTTACCGAGCGTGCCGCTATAGCGCGCCGTGAGCTGCGCCGCGTAGGCGCCATTGGCGAAGAACAGCGAATAGCTCGCCGCCACATCCGTGCCGTCGCTCACGCGCACGCAGCGGAAGGCCTGCGCCCCCTGCTGCACGGCGGTCGCCACCTGCGTGCCCATGTCGTATTTGCGCGCGACGACCGGCCCGAAATTGCGCGCATAATCCGCCATGGTGCCAAGGGCGACCGGCTGGTTCACCGGCCCCCAGGAGGCGGTGCCCACCATGCCGATCACATTGGTCGGCACGCCGTTCAGAACCAGGTTCTGCGGCGCGACGATCTGCACATAGAGATCGGGCACCACCAGCGCGGTGGTGTTCAAACTGCCTTGCTGCGTCACCGGCATCGGCCTCAGCCCTCCTTGCGCGCTTCAGCGAGCGCGGCCGCCGCCGGCGCGCGCACCACGTCGTGCTTATGTTCGCCGGCGAGCACCGTGCTCACGTCCTGCGTATCGCTGATCACGTCGCCAACCGCGTGCGACCCAAACGGGCGCACGACGACGAGAACCGTTGCCATGTCGTTGTCTCCGCAAGAGCAGGGAAGGGAAAGGGAAGAGGGGGGGGCGGGGGGGGGCGCCGCGGGGGCGGGGGGGGGCCGGACCCCCCCCCACAAAAAAAAAAAGAAAAACAGAGAAAGGGAGGTGGAGGGG